ATGGCACACGGAAACGGAGATAAACGAAAATACGAAAAGCCTAAGGAAGTGAAAAAATCTTTCCTGAGGCTGTTGACTTATATGACAGGCGACCGGAAAAGGTTGACCGTGATATTTGTCCTGATTGTCGTTTCCATCACTTGCAGTTTGGTGGGTTCGTATATGATACGCCCCATCATTAACGACTACATTTTGCCCGGAAACATTCCCGGATTAATAATCATGCTAATTGTACTTGCTGCCGTTTACCTTTGCGGAGTGGCGGCTACGTTCGTAGAATACCGCCTGCTGAACAAGATAGGGCAAAATACGGTGACACGTTTGCGGATGGAGCTGTTCAGGAAAATGGAAATCCTGCCAATCTCCTTTTTCGACAAAAATCAGCATGGCGATATAATGAGCCGCTACACAAACGATATCGACAAGATAAGCGATGTGCTTACGGATAGCCTTGCCGACCTGTTTTCAAGTGCGCTGACCTTGATTGGCATATTCTGCCTGATGATATATATCAGTCCGCTGTTGACATTGGTTTCCATTATCACCATTCCTCTGATGTTTTTGAGTGCCAACATAATTGTGAAGAAAAGTAAGAAATATTTTCAGGCACAACAACAAAAACTGGGCGAGGTAAATGGCTACATCGAAGAAATGATTAGCGGTCAGAAGGTTGTGAAAGTCTTCGGTCACGAAAAGAAGGTGGAAGCCGACTTCGATATACTGAATCAGGATTTAAAAGAAAAGTCGGAAAAAGCACAGCTCTATTCAGGTATGATGATGCCCATTATGCAAAACCTGAGCACGATCAACTATGTCGTTATTTCCATTGTCGGAGCACTACTCGCCATATTCAGAGGTTTTGACGTGGGCGGATTAGCTGCTTTTCTTCAATATTCGCGTCAATTTAGCCGTCCCATTGTCGAACTGGCAAGTTTGTATAATAACATTCAGGCGGCACTTGCCGGAGCGGAACGTATTTTTCAGGTGATAGACGAACCCTCGGAGCCGGCAGATAAACCCGATGCTAAAAATCTTTCGGGTATTCGTGGCGACTTGAAAATGGAGGATGTTTTTTTCGGATATAAACCCGAAAAACTGATATTGAAAGGTGTATCGCTTGAAGCGAAACCGGGAATGAAAATAGCTCTGGTAGGTGCAACGGGAGCAGGAAAGACAACCATATTGAACATGTTGCCCCGTTTTTTCGATATAAAATCGGGCGAGATAACAATTGATGGCATTTCCACACAAGATGTCACCCGAAAAAGCCTGCGCCGGTCTATGGCAATTGTATTGCAAGACACACACCTTTTCACAGGAACGGTTTGTGAGAACATTCGTTTCGGACGACTCGACGCAACAGACGAGGAGGTTGTGGAAGCAGCAAAACTTACCGCCGCTCATTCGTTCATAAAACGTTTGCCTCAAGGTTATCAGACTTTGCTGGAAAACGATGGAGCAAACCTCAGTCAAGGTCAGCGGCAACTACTGAACATTGCACGAGCAGCCATTGCCGATCCTGCAATTCTATTGTTGGATGAGGCTACAAGCAATATCGACACCCGAAGCGAAATACTGATTCAGAGAGGCTTGGACAAATTGATGCAGGGGCGCACCAGTATCATTATCGCCCACCGCCTATCCACTGTGAGAAATGCCGATAAAATTTTGGTGATGGATAAAGGACAGATCATTGAATGCGGAACCCACGATCAGCTCATCGCAGAAAAAGGTCATTACTACAATTTGTACAAAAATCAGTTTGAAGAATTATAAAAACAGTTGTAAACTATATAGAGCAAATCTGATTTTACAGACTCTCGGTGCAGCTATTTTTATTTAGAAGGCGTGCAGAAAAAATTCACGTTATTTTAATATTTCTTTGATAATATATCAAATTTTATATCTTTGTTATCACAAACTATTACATTAATAAATTTTACAAACTAATTTTTAACATCATGTTGTAAAAGGGGCAATACCGATAGTGTAAATTACATAGATGAATAAAAGATTTGTAAAACATTGAAAATAAGAGGATAGAGAGAAAAGAAAGAAAAATAACAATCGAAACGGATAGTGCACACTTGAAATTAGTTTGATATTACTTGAAACAATGGGTGAATGTTTAAAGTGCTTTTTTAATTTCTGTTTAAACTCAGATTAATTATGATTTAAACTTTCTGCACATCTTGATTCGTAATACGGCGTACATCGCCAGATGAAAGGGTTTCTGTTTTGACTATTATAAAGCGACTATCGACATACGGGTGTGTGTTGAGGTCGCTTTTGTCTAATGTGGATTTAGAAACGTTTAAAACGCTTTTATTTGCTTCGTATAATGCTGTGAGAGAAGTGTATGTTTTTACTTTTAATGGCTTTTGTTGAATGAAAACAAATACTTTCATATTGCAATAATTTTTATTCATTGCTAATATAATATATTATTTTATCAAAAACAAAGATTTGAGGTTAAGATATGGTATTGTAACGTATAGATACCTTTACGAGTGCCAATGCCCGTATGTGAGAAACATCTTCATCTTTGGGGTCGTGGTGTGTGTTGTGACTTACCAGTCGAAAATATTTGTCTCCTTTGTCTGATTTTTGAACGTATTTCACTGTTAAATATTGGTCGTCGCCATCGTCAATATCTAGTAGGTATATTTCGCCAAAACGCACATTCATAATATCTTGTATTGTCTTATAGCAAACGATGTCACCCGCTTTCAGTATCGGGTACATAGAATCGCCCCGAATGAATAACGCACCATCGCATTTGGGTGCGTTGGGTATTGTTATAAAATCTAATGGAACTTGTGTGTTTTGGTTTGAAAATAAAACGTTTAGTCCTGCCGTTGCCTCTAATTCGTATAATGGGATCAATTGTTTGTCGACCCCGTAGTAATCCGTTTTGAGGCTATGCAGAGATACTTCGTGTTCATCGTCGTTTAAACGGTTTGTGTCGTTCCGTTTTTCCTCTATTTTTTCTTCGTTTTTGTCGTTAGGTACGGATTTAGATACGGATTTAGATACGGATTTTTCTGCCGATTTTAACATATCGCCGTTACCTGTTACAAGCCATTCAATATTAACTTCTGGATAATAGGCGATAAATCTCGCCGTATTTTCTTCGCTCATTCCGCTATCTTGGTCTAATACACCCCTAGTAATACCCGTTTCTTTATAAAACTGGTATTTCGTAATACGCTTTTTATCAATAAATTGCAATACCCTTTGCTTTATAGACGATTTTTCTCGCTTGTTTTCTTGCATATACAATATTTCTCGCTTATCTTTGTTTGAAAATAATAACAAAGTAAAGTAAAAATATGGATATAGGAAAGTTGCTTAAAAGCATAGAAAGAATACGGGTTCACGGTGATGCCGTTCGTATAGCTAGAAAGGTGAATGAAGACCGTGAGAAAAACGGTGAAAAAAAAATTACTCCTGAATATGTGAGAATGATGTTAACAGGTGACAGGAAAATGACGGCTGATGTGGCTGAATTTTCTGAAACATACTTTAAAACAATTGAAAAATTAATGATATGAAAGAGGGAACAAAAGCGATATTGTTAGGTGTGATTTTGATCGCCCTGATTCTGTTGGCTTCACATCTGGACTATAAATGGAATGTGAAGCCTGAAATTGATAAACAAACCGAAAAAAGAAAATGATTATGACAGGATTTATTTTTTACGACAAGACAGGGGGTGTTATTCTGTTGCCTCAGGACTGGGAAGACAAGCAGCAACGTGTTAAGGAATTGATAGAGAAGCGGAAAGTGGCAAAGATAATGTTGCAGACTTCCAACGGATTGAATCAGGTTAGTATTGAGGATTTTAAAAAGCATGCAGGATTATGAGAAAGTTGATTAGGAAAGTAATTGAGCCGATAGTTAGAGAGATAGTTAAGGGGTCGAAAGAACTCAATATCACTGTGAATATTGACAAGGTGATTGAAAAAGTGGAATATAAGAAACCGCTAGATGAAAATTTTGATAAAGAGTTGTACACATGGTTGGAGAAAATCACGTCTAAAGATTCTCCTATCCCTCAATCGGATGAAATAAGAAAAAAATATTAATCCTGAACGGTTTTGACAGGCGGTTCGATTCCGCCTGCAGGAACAAACACCTCCCCCGACCCCTCCAACAGAGGGGAGATAAGAGGAAAAAAAATTTAAATAGTTACAAGTAGACAAGTTACGAGTTGCAAGACCGTAACGACAACGACTAGAAATAATTAAATGCCAACGATTCATAATAACATACTTTGTGTAACAGTTGATGAGCTTGTTGACGATTGTGGAGTAAGTAAACGTACTGTAATAGATGGTTTGCTTTCGCAACGCAAAGGTTTGGTCTACTGTTGGGCTCACCATAAAGAGGGGCGCAAGGTGTATATTCATTATGACGAGTTGAAAGATAATTATAAACTGCTTATAAAAACTATTCTGTGCGGTGGTGTTGAGCCTGCATTGTGGTTGAAAAACAAAGAGGCTGAGAAGTTAAACAATGAATTGACTGAACTGTGCGGGAACCTTAACAGTATGGTCGAGGTGATGCCGTCGGATGTGAAAACTTTTGCAGACAGCATGTTATTCACACCTCAGGAAGTGCAACAACTTGCCCGTGCTGCGGGATGGTTGCGACTGTGGCGACGGATGGACACGAAGACCGCCCGCAGTTATGGTTTTGTGTCGGTGAAAGATATTCAGACAGAGATATTTAAACGCTGTTTAAACGAACAAAATAACGGATTTGTAAAGTTTCCGAGAGTGATAACCACTCAACGCATACTTGACCGCAAAGCCCGTGAGTTTGCAAAAGAGGGTTTGAATTGTTTGATAAATGGCGGTTTCGGTAATGCCAATCGTGAAAAGATAGACACAAGTGTTCATGCAAAACTAATGGATTTGGCGGGTAATCCTGTTAAATTTTCATTTGAAGACATCGGCTTGTTCTACAATAGTGATGCAAAAAACGAGGGTTTGCCTCGCATGACAGTTTCGGCGATTAAACAGCATTTAAATAAGCCTAAGAACCAACGTATTTGGATGTATGCCCGTCATGGCAAATTAGACGTTGACTTGTTGATGCAGCCGCAAATAGAGCGTGACGCCGTGAGTCGTGCGGATGCCTTATGGTCGCTAGACGGCACGACAATGCAATTGTATTACAGAGACAGTAACGGCAAAGTGAAATCGGATTTGTATGTTTATTTTGTTGTTGATGTGTATAGTTCTGCCATAATCGGTTATTCGGTTGCTTTCTCGGAAAGTACAGGTATGGTTGCCGAGGCGTTGAAAATGGCAATAGACACATACGGCTACAAACCCTATCAACTTCAATACGACAACGGTTCGGCGAATGTGAACAAAGTAATGCACAGTATTATGTCGAACATGAGCCGTGTGCATTTTCCGTGTACGCCCTATCACGGAAATTCGAAATATATAGAAACCTATATCGGTCACTTCCAACAACGTGTTTTGCGCTATAATGAGGCTTTCAAAGGCGGGAACATTACAACACAAAGCCTGAATTCAAAGGCTAATCCCGAATTGCTAAAGGCTCTGAAAGCCGACGACCGATTGAAGTCGGAGCAGGAAATAATAGAAATGTTTGCAGATGCCGTGAACGTTTGGAACAACAGAGGTGAAAAGCGTAACAGTTACGGCGAATGGGTAGGCGAAACAAAAGCCGAAAAATATCAGCATGAACATGCAGACCGTAAACAATTGAACTACTTTGAGAAAATCAGCCTGTTTATGGGTGAAATGCCTCAGCCTTACCAATATAAACAACAGGGAATCACTATTACAATGAGTGGTAAAACCCGCAAATATATTGTGCCTGATGATAACGGAATAGGCGACTTTGAATTTAACCGCCTGTATTTGCGTGAATGGTTTCATGTGAGAATTAACCCGTTGAATCCTGACTTTATCACCTTGTATAAGAATGGCAAATTGGTCGCCACAGCGCACGAAAAAGAGAAATATGCGGCTTGTGTTGCGGATATGAAAAATAAACCGAATGACGCATCTAAAATCAAACAATTCATTGCTCAGAAAGAAATGTACGGCTATGATTATGCCATGCGAGAAATGGAGCGTCAACGGGTAGTATTGCACAGTGAGGGTTTGAAAGCTACGGGTACGGACGGTTTCGGATGGCACGATATGCCTAAATCGGACTATAACAATATTCAAAACAAAATAGAGGATATGCGTAACGGAATGACGGACGTCAGCGATGTTGATTCGGCTAAAAATGCGCTATTGAATTGGTAAAACAGAAAACTTATAAATCAAATAATTATGACAATTACAGCAGAAATTAAACAAATGGTTGTTGATACCCTGTTCCAAGACATGAAAGACAGGGGTATTGAATCGCAGGCAGAATATGCAAGATATATCAAGGCTCTTTTGTCCGTTCCATTTGACAAGGCGGCTTTATCCTCAATCAAGAAGCCTGAGAAACGTAATATGTTGAAAGATTCGACATGGCTAAAGTTAGCGACACATTTCAACCTTTTGTCTGACGGCTCGTGGAATATTGCGCCTACACATGGCTACATCACTATGACAACTTATTTGAACACCTGTAAAAAACACGGACTTTGGAAAGTGGTTTGCGATCATGCCAGTTTTGGAAAGACAACGGCTGCAATGGATTTTTGCAATAAGCATAAAGATACTGCTTTCTATATTGATTGTTCGGAATATACCACAAAAGGCGATTTCATCACGGCTTTGGCTCGTCAGTTTGGTTTGGAAAGAACGGGAACTTTTAACCAATTGTGGCAAGATGTGACCGACGAATTGTTGTTGCTAGATAAGCCGTTGCTTGTTCTTGACGAGTTTGGCGACGTTCACGACAGTATCATCACTTTATTGAAGTCGTTGTATAATAAAGCAAACAGAGGTGATCATGTGGCACTTGGTGTACTTCATATAGGTGCTGACAATCTAAAAAAACGCATGATTGATGGTAAGCGCAAACAAAAACAAAGTTATGCGGAATATTGGAGTAGAATCGGCGACGATCTATTAACGCTCAACTTTCACAATCCGGAAAAACCGAAGCAGGCGGCTAAATTACTGGAATCGGATGCCGAGAAAATATTAGAGTTGAATATGCCCGAATCGTTGGCGGAATACAAGGATGATATTTTGAAGAAAGTAGTATGTATGCGTAATCTGAGAATTATACGTGAGCAAATAAACATAAAGGCAGATTTAAAAAACCTTAGTAATTAATTATTTAAACAGTATTTAAACAATGAGATTTATCACACAACAAGACTTGGTTTCATTCGGGAACTATCTCTTATCAGAAGAAAGAGCCGCAACGATAGAGAGCAAAGAGAACAAAAGCAAGGTTCACGATTGTGATGTTGCCAATTGGAAAGAAAAAGAGATACAGAAAGAAAAGAAGTAAATCCCGAACGGTTTTTGACAGGCGGTTCGATTCCGCCTGCGGGAACAATACACCTCCCCCGACCCCTCCAATAGAGGGGAGATAAGAGGAAAAAAAATTAAATAGTTACAAGTAGGCAAGTTACGAGTTGCAAGAATTAAAGAATACGATTATGAGTGATTTCGCACGGTTTTACGCCCTTTTGAAACAAATGCCACATGCAGACAAGGAAGAACTTGTTTTTGTGTATAGCGACAGTAAAACAACATCGTTGCGTGAATTTCTTCGCATGGATGCAATAGGTTTCTCAAAGATGGTTAGCGATATGCAACATCAGGTTGACGAATTGAAACAAAATGAGGAAAAGCCACAGGAAAACGAAGTTGTTAAACGTCGTTTTCGTAGTCTCATTCTTCGTGCTATGCAAGATCAAGGCGTTACGGTTAAAAATGGTGATTGGTCGGACGTAAACAATTTTGTTGAACGTTATGCAGGTGCAGGGAAACGGCTTTCAAAAATGACGCTTGATGAATTGAAAATCTTTAATTCTCAGGTGCATAAATTATTAGATTGGCACAAAGCCCAAATAGAGAAACGTGCGAGAATTGCATTAATGAATTGATTGTAAAAAACGATGGCATACAACAGGTATAATTTTTTGTTACGGGTTAAGGAGGTTAACGAATTGTATTTCAAATATGATGCAATGGGCGTTACAGCCGAACGTATCTACACAGATCATGTGTACCCGCAATATAAGATTAGCCGTACAACGTTTTTCGCATACCTGAAAATTCCATATTACAAGGAATTGGAACAAGAAGAAAATGCAAAGGCAAAGCGGGAAGCCGCACGAGCCGCACAATTGAATTTATTTGACGAAAACGAAAATTTTAAAATATAGGGTTATGTACGAATATTACGAACTTATGACGGATGAAGACTTTGCGGAAATGCGACGACAAGCGCAAAAATTGATAGATCAATTTAACGCAAACGAGAAAAATATGATACGTGTGCAATTGGACAAAAGCACAGTTGTTGAGATCGCTTCTGGCAAAGACGCAGACAGGATTATTAAACGGTTGATGAAAGGTAAGATAAACTAAAATATGACTTTACAAGAAAAAATAAATCATGCTATTACTGTTATCCGTAAAGCAGAAAAACTCGCATTAAAATATAGTGATGAGGGTTTTCATCTGGCTTTTTCGGGGGGTAAAGATAGCCAAGTTATTTATCATCTTGCAAAGATGGCAGGTGTAAAATTTAAAGCCTATTTCTATAAGACATCTGTTGACCCAAAAGAATTGTTATCATTCATTCGAAACAATTATCCTGATGTTGAGTGGATTCGTCCAAAATACACAATGTTTCAATTGATTTTGAAAAAGAAAAACTTACCTACTCGCAGAAGTCGTTTTTGTTGTGAATATATCAAAGAAAAACAAGGTTTGAACAGGGTTGTAATAATCGGAATAAGAAAATCAGAAAGTACAAACCGTTCGAAAAGAATAGAATTTACATCAGATTGTAAAAATGGTTGTGATAAAAACCTATTGTCACCAATATTGGAATTTACAGACCGTGAAGTATGGTTGTTTCTAAGAATGTTTGGTATAGAGGCTTGTTCTGTATATAAAAAACAACGCAGAATCGGTTGCATTGGCTGTCCTCTTAATAGAAATATGTTGAAAGAATTATTACAATACCCTAAGATAATGAAAGTATATATTAATACTTGTCAGAAGATTATAGACCGATATCCGAATTGCAAATTTGCGCAGAATTTTAAAGATGGTCAGGACGCTTTTAATTGGTGGGTTTCTGACATGAGCGTAAAAGAATATATCTCACTGAGAGACAGACAATATAAAATAGAATTTTAAAAACTAAAATATTATGGATTATTGGGACTTCCTGTGGTATCTGCTTTTTGAACATGAAACCGAAGCGGATAACTCTATAACTACAAAGAGGAACGGGCAAAAGAAAAATACTATGAACAAAAATATAAAGATAATGAAAGAGAATAACAAACTGAACAATTTACTTTTTAAGTTGAAAGCATTGGCAGATCAGGGCGTTGGTGGTGAAAAGGAAACCGCAGAAAGAATGCTTAAAGATTTATTAAAAAAACATGGTTTAACCATAGCCGATGTGTTTAAACAGGATTTAAAGAAGTTTGAATTTAAAGTTCCTGCAAAGCATGAATGGTTATTTTGGCGTGTTGTCTGGAGTGTTATTATTGATTGGGATTACACATACTGGAGAAGCTCTAGGTATAGGACACACATAACGCTCGAAATTGATAACTCTCAATTTATTGAGATAGAAGCAAAGTTTGATTTTTATGTAAAAGATTTTGAATCACAATTAGATTTGTTTAAATCTGCTTATACACACAAAAATAAATTATAAGCGAATCAATCACGTGAAAAAGAAGATCAAGATGATGAGAAATACGAAAAACCATCAGTCGACCGAGCAAAGATGTTTAAAATATCGGCAATGATGGACGGAATAGATAAAGCACAATTCAACAAACAATTAGAGTAATAAAATGATAACTGAATTCGCAAAAATAACGGGTATTTCGGCACATGTTTTATTGAGCAATAGCCGTCAGAAAGATGTTGTTGCGGCACGTCACGTTTATTGGACGTTGTTACATGAGGTGGGTTTTCCATATTTAACTATTGCCCGATTGAATAACAGAAACCATGCAACTGTAATAATAGCCATACACCACACGAAAGAATTGCTTTCGGTTAAAGACAGCATTGTAAATGAGATTTATAATAACACCAAACATCTAATTGAATTGAAAATGAGTCAAATAGGAAAAGAAATTTTAGAAATAGAACCTCGTCTGAATTATAGCAATCAAAAAGCAAATATAGAATGCTATACATCAAAAATATACCGTTGTCCACAGTGCTACGGTGCAGGTGGAAAGCATTACGACCAACACGACAAAGGCGGTGAACGATATGAAGCATGTTCCAATTGTAACGGAACGGGTGAGGTTCAGGGCAGAATCACGATTGAGTGGGTTTCTGTGGGAGAAATAAAGGAGAAATTTAAAGCCAAAGAAGAATGAAAAATGAAAAACTACCCAAGAAGCGAGAGCGCAAAAACAACACTATGCAGTGTGTTATTTACAGACTGAGAAAAAAGGGTATTCGAATTGACATGAGAAACAGAACAATATTTTTCAATTTTGAGAATCCCGACAGTATAGATTTTAGAGGTGTTGAACGATTGTGTAGTGAATTTGGATTTGGTTTGCAGTATGAATTTTGAAGAAATATAAAAGATATGAATAAACCTATCTTACATCTAAATCTTTGTTCTAAATGGTATGACATGATAGAACTTGGTCTAAAATTGGAGGAATACAGGGAAGATAAATCTTATTGGAATAGAGTATTTATTGAGGGGAGTATAAAAATAAAAGGAAAACTATATAAGCCCAAAGATATTATAGTTTGTTTTTCAAATGGTTACTCTAAAAATAGGCGACAAATGTATATGGAAATACAAGATTTGATATATTCAAAAGGTAAACAGAAATGGGGTGCAAAGATTGACAAGAATTATCATATATTAGTTTTAGGGCAAAAGATAAATTATTAAAATATTTTAGTTAATTTTACGGGTGGCACAATAACGTGTCGCCTATTTTTTTTATTATGATATGAAGAAATTTCTACTATACGGATGTTTAGCAGCAATTGTATTGCTTGTCTATGCTGTTTATACATCTAAAGATGAACGAGAACAAATATTGAAAGAGATTGATGCACCACCCAGTTCGGCGGTTGTTCGTGGCGATATGGGTGAGATAGAAGATGTGTCTACACCTTTTGCCCGTCGCCGTGTTGTAAATGTAACTATGCCAAACCGTACGGGTAATGATTATCTGGAAAAAGAAATACGATTTGCATTGCAATCGGTTTATAACACATACCCCGATGTGAATGCTATAATGGTGCGGCTGTTTATAAAGGGTGAAAATACGGTTATTGCTCAGGGTGTTTTTGCTCCTTATGGCAGTTGGAGTAATGCCGACCAGAATGTAAGTAGAGATAAATATAAAGTGAAAATAATATTGCCTCAATAAACAACAAAGCCTCTGAATAAGAGGCTTTGTTGTTATAATACATATTTAATCTTTTCCTTTATAGTTCCCGAAATAGGTATCTTTTCAATGATGCCGTTGATGTATTTCCGTATTCCTGTTATTTTTCGGCTGATGGTGCATGTGAATGTTATTTGATGGTAATTGAAATAATCCGTCGAAACAGGGCGTTCGTCCGAAAGAATCAATTGCGACGTTTCTTCTGTGGCTATTCCCTCAATTACATTAATAACCGTTTCGTAATAATCAATCTTTTTGCAAGCGTCGGGCAATCCTGAAATATTGGTTGTGTCTTCCAGTGCATCAGTAACCACATGAACAACTAACGACAGCTCACCGATACGGACAGCACTCTTTTTTTGCCAATCAATTGAGTAGTCGAAAAATAAGGCGGGGCATCTAAAACCCTCAAATTGATCGGGCATATCGGGTTGACTATCGTAAAGGTCAATATAGACGGGCGGTTCTGCATTGATCAGCCTGAATAATGAGTTTTCGGGGTCGTTATCGTAAAGGTCGTTTTCAGTTTCAAAAGCCTTTAAAAGAGCCTGATATAATATTTTCATAATATAATAGTTACAAGTTACAAGTAAACGAGTTACAAGTATTTTTCGTTAATAATTTTTCATTCTTCATTTTTTATGTGTATATTTGTTGTGTCGGGGATGCGTCCCGGACGACCCAAAGCGAAACATTTAACTTCGGTTGTTGTTTCGCTTTGGTATTTTTAAGGGCGTTTAAATTTTAGCACTTTCCCATCGTTTATAATGATAATACGCTCAATATTCTTTCTGTCGTTAAGTTGCCATTGACCATTAATGAACATGTCTATATATCCCTCGGTTAGCACTTCTTTTGTTTTTATGACAACCGTGTCGGCTTGTGTCGCTGCTTGTTGCACCCGCTTCGACATATTGTTTTTTCCTGTCTCTTTAAATTCGGCGGGTTTGCCGTCAATGAACGCATCAGGACATTTAGTCGGGTGATTTTCTGCATAGTCTTCACCATATAGCCGTTTTCGCAATTCCGTTTCTTTTTCGTGCAATCGGGGTAACAGTTTAATATCCTTTTCGCCACTTTCGCCCAATAGCTGTGCTATGGCTCTGTTTTCTTCGGCTTCCGGCTCGTGTTGCAACATAGCATGTTCGTCGTATTCCCGACGTGACCTGTATGCGTAATCTTCGGGTAAATATTGCATCGCACGTCTTAATACATCTTTCGGAACTCCGTCGTAATACGGGTGATTCTTCGGGAATAGCAGACCTGTCTTAGATAGGTTGGTCTTGAACATTTTTTGCATAGGTGGCAATTGTAACGGTGTGGGTGTTGCCTGTGCGTCACTCTCAGGCAATTGTATAGCTTCACATCGACAATTCCAACCGTTTGGCGGGTAATAAGTTTCCCAAAAATCGTCGTTTACATGCCTAGTGATTCCGTCTAACAATTGATGCGATGCCCGTACCCTGCTGTCACCAACCGTTTGGTATTGCAACATCGGAAATATATCCGCCTCGTTTTCGTATTCCACCCAACGAGCCGCCGCCGTTGCAGATGCAACAGCCGTTTGATATTCCGTTTGCAACCAATCAACGTTATATTTGTAACCCAATTCTTCAACTGCGGCTCTGAAATCGTTGAACTCTCTCAGGTTCCCGTCTTCATCAACCAAAGTCAATGTAATATCTTGCAGTTGTTGATAGTTTTTCGCCGCCGAAAAACTGAACACATTTTCAACCAACTTTTCTAACATCAAATGATCGGGCGTTTCCCAGTCTGCGCCAATATCGCCGTAACCCTTTTTTATGGCGTCTATCAGTTCATCGGCAGTTTCTTTCACCAATTCAGGCGAATAGTGTTTGTTGTTTTGAGAATTATATACATCATCGGCTAATTTCCTTATCAGGTCGTCAAAGTTGTTTGTGAATGTATGATCTGAAACGGTTTTGTGTCCGCCGCAACATTGGCATGGTTCGTATAATTTCCGCACTTTATCATCGGGGGCAGGCGTGGCGGCTTTGTCGCTTGCCCCTACCGGAAATTTCCTGTAAATGCGTGAATTTTTCCGTTTCCTTTTGCCGTTGGCTGAAACATCATTCCGCCCCTTGGTTCTTTGCGCCCGTCGATAGGGAAATTAAACGTCTTGCTCACCCAATCGTCCGGAATATCGAAATGTTCCAATGCTCCGTTCACAACGTCCCAGTATTCTTTCAATGATAACTCGAACGATGCGTCGTACCTGAATTTGTGAATTTCGGGATTGATGTCGTGCCCCCAACGCTGCATAATTGGTATTATTTGCCCGTTGGTAACATATTCGACAATCAATTTGTCACGAGCCGCAATTTTTTCATCTAAATTTCGTTCGTGCACTTCCGACTGGCTACGTGATGAGCCATCGTCGGTTAGCATAGTGCCCCCGACAATAGGCTTTGATATTTCCGTGTTTATGCGCTCGATCTGTCTGTCGAACACGTTAAATGAATCGCCGCCCGTGAACGGTTTAATGTCTATTGTCGTACCCTCAGGAAGAACAGCCCTCGCCGCCTCGCCCAATGCGACAAGCATAGATTCTATGTTGTCTAAATCGGGTTGAGCTGTTTTGTTTGTTGTGGCTGTGATGAGCGGATGACCGTATTTTTCGGTAAATTCCGCCCACGCTTGTTGCGCATTTCTTTTCCAGATCAGTTGACCGCAAAGGTCTGCCATGATACCGAGTTTACGGGCTTTGCCAACTTTCACCAATGTAAAATTGAATGCGGGGTCTGAATAATTGAGAGACTGATTGCCTGACGCTTCAAAAAATACACGGTTAAACCTAGCCTGAACGTTTCGGCGTGGAATAACATCAAATTCAAGTTTCTGCGGGTTGATGAGTTCAAACAGCGTGTAGCCTTTAAACGGAAAATCTAACATATCCTCACGGAAGTTATAAAACCATTCTTCACGGAACAACTCTGTGCGGTCTACATCAATGTCGCCCGTTTGCCTGTCTATTATCGAAAAGTCGGCGCAAAGGGTTGCTGCTTTGCGTAGTTCCGTTTCAGAAATATAATGCCCGTCCGATTCCAAATTATCAAATAAATCTTGTAAAGCATACGAACGGGGGTCGTCGGGGTTTTTCGCTAAAGTTAGAGCATTTTGCCATTTCTGAATTTCGGCACGGTTACGATCTTGAAATTCGCTTACAATCTTTGCAACGATCGTTTTATCTTCCGAGAGTTTTAATGCGTTTTTAGGCATCTTTTCAGCCAAAGCCAAAGGATTGCCCCACTTGTCTATCAAAATATTATTTAAACTACTTTTAAACGGCATATTTTTTAATATTTGTTGTTGTTAGGTTTGTATAATGAGAATATGCGCACTTGCCCCGAATAATCATCGCTAGGGATAGGAGGCAAATCGGTGGGTGAAGTTCCGTTGCCGACATCTTCCAGCCACGTCATTGCGTCGTTGTATCTCAACTGCCTGTATTCGGGGATTTGTCGGGGTGCTTTTTTGGCATACAAATGATATATAGCAATATCAATTGTAATCATGACAATGTATTCGTCTCGGTCGTCGCCTGTTTTGTTGAATATGTTTGTCAGGTCGTAACGCCCTGCCAACCGTTTTTTTATTTGGCTGATCGCCATTCTTTCGGCTTTCCGAAGTTCCCGTTTATCTTCGGTCTTATCTAATAGGTTTAACACATCCGCTTGTGTCTGTACACCGTAGTCATCATCTGTTAAAAATGCCATAATTTAATATCTGTTTTTTGATCGTGAACTAATTTGTTTTCGTGAGATGGTTCTTACATTTTCGTTTCCTTTGTCGATGGCAACGGCTCGGTTAAGTTTACTGATTGCGCCGTGTACGGCGTCCGCTCCGTCGTCATGTGCCCCGCTTCCTTTTTCGAATGCGAGAAACTGGTCTACTAATGTTGTTTGGTCTAGTCCGTTCTTTTCGTCAATATTGAAAATGACGTGATGCCGCTCAAAATGACCCGCCATGCTTTCAATTCTGTCAAATTTGTCTGCTTTGCTTCGTTTATCCGCAACCACAGGAATATAATAACCCCGTTTATCGCCCTCGATGTCAAAGTCGTTTACAAAGTCATCCATGGCAAATAAACCCTCAATCATGTATCTGATATTGATATTTTCAAGCCTTTTGTCTTCGTAGAGGTTGTAAAGCCATTCGGCGCATTTTGCACGGCTATTCTTTCTCAGATATGTATGTATGATATGGAATTCACGCCCCGTTCTTCCAACCAATATTAAAGCCTTGTAGTCGCCCGCATCTTTATACGATAGGTCGCCATAGAACACAAGTCCGTCGTATTTATTCAATGGCAGCATTTCGCCGAATACCATATCCTCATATTTGAATATCGCCCCGTCCTGAATGTGAGCGTGCATATATTCACGCATGAAAGAACGGTACGGCATCTGTTTGAATTTGTTTTTCCAGTATGCCGCCGATGTCTTGTCTTTCCATGTCGGTTCAAAAGAGGACAAGTCTTTGACAGCCGTAACCGTGCTGATGTAGAATATATTTTCTTCTCCCTCATTTTTTGCCTGTTGAATAGCTTGCTGAAAATAAAGTTTCAGTCGGTTGGTAATACTGTTTTTATGAGTATTGTTGTTGGCGTGTATATACCTTTCCGTACCATCGTCCACAGCATCGAAACAACCCCAAACGTCCTCTGTTATGTAGTCTACCGATTCCCGCATAATACGGTCGTTGTTGATGTGTTTTTTTGTGTCCACATCGTCGGTGGTAATATAGTCGGGGCGTTCAGCGTCTTCTCGTGAACCCCTTGGGTCTTGCCCGAACCCTAACGCCATGAAGCGAACTCCGTCAATTGTGGCAAAGTCACCGTCTGCCCAATCTCCATATTGGAATTTTGCCCCGTAATCGTTTATCAGACGTTTGTTGTGTTGCAATTGGCTTTGTATGGACGAAAGCAGTTTCTTTGCTTTCTTTTCGTTTGCGCCAATAATAAGCATGAATTTTAAATCATGTTTAGCAAACATGAGAAACAGAGGTATTCCCATGTTAATGTGAACCGATTTAGCCGCTGAACGATACCATTCTGCCAACACACGGCAACGTTTATTTTTGATAATGTAGTTTGCCATCTTCTTGTGAAAAGGTGCACACTTTGATTTTGCAAAATTGGGAAAGTAATACTCAAACCATTTTGCATAATCTTTTTCAAGTTCCTTTATCCGTTTTTGCTTGTCCTGATGGCTTTCGTTTATGTTTATGATGGTTGCCTGAGCAATGCGCCGGCAATGCTTGTCGTAATCCTGAATTAGTTTTTCGTATTTGTTGTTTGCTGCCATGTGTTAAGATTCTAATGAGATTATATGTTGTAAGAACATTTTGTTGTATTCGGTGTCTTCTATTGCCCTTTGCGGGTTTATTTCCGACATATAATTATCACGCATTTGCAATACAGACATCACGGTTCGGGGGTTTACGGTTTTGTCTAATCTGTCTATTGCCGCCATGAATTTGGATAACTGATCTGCATTTACTTTCGATTCTTCACCCGACACCACCTTTCGTGCTTCTTCCATTAGCAATTCCTTTAGCTTCACGGGTGTTAACTGCAAATCACGTTTGCGGTCATCCCACGACTTTTCCCCGTCCCGCCCTTTGCGCCATGTAGAAACCGTTTGTTCGGAAATTTCCAACAATTCGGCTATTTCACGCCCCGTCTTTCCTAACCTGATAAAATAGTCTTCGGCTATATCCCTCAGTTTTTCAAGTTCTGTTTTTGTTCTTTTTGCCATATATAATAGTTACGAGTTACTTCGCCCTTTGGGCAGTTACGAGTAATGAGTTCGAAGTACTTAGAACATTCTTCATTTTTAATTTTTCACTTTTCATTATATGTACTCCTTGCATTTTTATACGAAAATATGAATATATATGCACTCGAATAACATTTAGTTCAACCCTTAATATAAAGCGTTCAAGCGATTTATTTGGATTTTCACTGTATGTGTAAGTCGTATATTTTTGCATCAAAACAGTATAAATATGCACGAAGCAATCATAAAGTTATACGGCGAAATATGGTCGTGGAATCTGAATAACTCCGAACTATTTACAAATCGTTTAAACGGTTTTGAAAATGATAGGAATGTGAGCGAAATACACTTACATATTCATTGCTTAGGTGGTGAAGTATTGGAGGGTATAGCCATAATAAACGCAATCAAAGCCTGTAAAAAGCCTGTTATTGCTTATATCGACGGGGTTTCGGCATCAATGGCAACACTTGTGATGCTTGCCTGTGATAAGATATACATGGCTGATAATGCCTATATAATGATTCATTCGCCCCGTGGCGGGGCATACGGAACGGCAAAAGATATGGCTAAAGTGGTGAAGCTACTAAAGGCAATGGAGGTAAATTTTAAGAAAGCATATTCCACTCGCACAGGAAAGCCGGAAGCCGAAGTTGCCTTGTGGATGGATGGCGACAATTGGTTTTCTGCCAGTGAAGCCCTCGCCGAAAATCTGATTGACGGAATATTCGACGCCGTGGACACTACACAAACAAACATCTTGTCGAAAGAAGATGTAAAAGACAATACAGTGAAAATGATGTATCAACGTTATGCGGCGTTGAATACATCCGACAATAATAAATCAGAATCGCAAAAACCTAAAAACAAGATGGACAAACAAAAGATCATTGCACAATTCGGACTCACTAGCGTAACCGTCGAAAGTTCCGAAGATGAAATCTATTCGGCTATTTCTGCAAAAATGAACGCAGAAACAACAGCACGCCAAACGGTAGAAAATACCTTGAAAACAGAAAAAGAAAATCAGGTGAAAGCGGTTGTTGCAGCCGCCAAAACTGCGGGTAAAATAACCGATGCTCAGGTAGTTAGTTTCGAAGCAATCGGAATTAACGCAGGCATAGAAGCATTGCAAACGGCTTTGGATGCTATTAAATCAGTTCCGTCAATATCTGCTTTATTGAACAATGGCATACAATCGCCGCAAACAACTGAGCCTAAAACGTTCACTGAACTTCAAGCATTGGGCGACGTCGCTTTAGCTGCTTGGAAACGTGACAGACCTCAGGACTATGCACGTTTGTATAAAGCTGAGTTCGGACACGACATTAATGTTTAATCAATTAAAATTTAATTATTTACATGGCAAGAAATTTTCCAGAAGTATGGGTCGGACGGGTTGAAACCAACCTGAAAACGACCGACGAAGCCCCTTGGTTGGATGGTATTCCCGAAATTACCTCGCCTGTGGTTGTGCTAGGGGAAGGCACAGACACAGAGAAGAATATTATCAATATTCCAACCTCAGAGTTTGAAGTAGAAGTATTGATCAACAATTCTACTTACCCTATTGCATTACAGGATTATACCGACGACACGGCAATTGTGGCTTTGGATAAGTACCAAACAAAAGTTACAACATTGGCAGACGACGATGTGATGGGAGCGGCTTACGATAAAATAGATAGTGTCACAAAAGGACATGTAAGTTCTATTACCTCCGAAAAATATATCAAGGCTATCCATGCCATTGCACCGACGGCGGATTCTGTAAATACGCCTGTGATTGAGACGGGAGGAAATGACGACGGGGATGGTCGTAAGATGATCACACGTAGGGAGATTATTAAACTAAAGAAAAAGTTCGACCAAATGCAATGCCCTGCCAATGGCAGACGTTTGGTGTTGTGTGCCGACCATGTTCAGGACTTGTTAAACTCTGATCAGAAATTTGCAGACCAATACTACAACTATGTAAGCGGCAAGATTTCAAATCTTTATGGATTTCAGGTTTACGAATACATCGCAAATCCTTACTTCAACCCAACAACCAAACAAAAGGTTAGTTTCGGGGCTGTGCCTGCGGCTGACGACTATCAGGCGTCTGTTGCTTTCTATGCGCCAAACATAGGTAAGAAAACAGGAAAAACGAAACAGTATTACAGCGACGCAAAAACAGACCCGGAAAACCAAACAAACAAGATCAATTATCGCCACTATTTTATTGCTATTCCGAAACGTGCAAAATACATCGGAGCGATAATCAGTTCGAAAGCGTAATTGTGAATGAAAAACTAAAAATGAAAAATTAAGAATTACTCATAACTCTAAAAAAATATGACTGGACAAGAAGAAAAAAAAGAATTGACGGATGCTCAAAAAAAGAGAGCCCGTGCAAAAGAGATCGCAGATAGCAGAAATGTGCAAGAAGTCTATTCCAATACTAAAGACGAATTTTTCACAGTCTATTGCAATGCCGTAAACTCGGAAAACGGCAAAAAAGAAAATGTTAAAACCTACACATTCAAATAATCATGTCAAGGGTTAATTTACAGAAAGGAAAGGTCGGAGCTTCCATTTTGGGCGGATATGAAAAAACGTCCGCCCTAGTGGGTAGCTATGGCGCAATTGCGGGAACTTCGGGAAAACTGGAAATAGGCAAACCCGTTCAGTTTCGCAATATTGTAGAAGCCGAATCCTACGGTGTGAAGCAAGGTACATTGCTACATCACCATATTTCTGAATATTTCCGCATGTCGTTGATTGGCGGCAAAGGTGCTTCCTTATGGGTATTGAATACTCAGAGTCATACTTCATTCGTTAACATGATTCAGGATAACGCTATTAAGCAAATGATAGTAACCTCCGACGGCAATATTTTTCAGGTGGGGTTTGACTACATACCAAAATCAACCAATTATGTTGATGGTCTGAACGATGAAACTTTTGCTGCGATGAAAGCCGCTCAGGCGTTTGCCGACTGGTGTCACCAGACAAACCGAAAATTGCATTGTGTTGTTTCGGGGGCTGATTATAAAGGTGCGGCGGCTTCATCCCTCAATCTGCGGGATATTAAAGAAAGTGGTGCATCTGTCCCATTACCTCAGGTTTCTTTGGTTATCGCACAAGATTACGATTTTGCCGAAACATTGACGGGAAAAGAACAGAAATATGCGGCTGTCGGTACGCTTCTGGGCTGTATGGCTGCGCAACCTGTCAGCTACAATATTGGAGAGGTAGAAACCATGTCATTAACAGATGCTACACGCAGTTTGTGGCTGAATGCGGGATTGAGTTCGCACGAACAAGTGCGAGATAAAGAGGCTGAATTGTCAACTCTGAACGCAAAAGGTTACATAGTTGGCGAGTATTACAGTGGACAGGTTGTGTTTAATGACGATCATGTGTGTACACCTGTCGTTGTGGATGCAGACGGAAATATGAATGAACATACAATTGCGCTTTCACGCACCAATGCAAAAGTTTTCCGTGAAATCTACAAAGCCTATTTGCCTAAAATAAAGTCGACAGTTCCTGTCGATGCCAAAACGGGCAAACTCGGTATTGGTATGGTCAAGTATTTTGAAGGCATAGGAAATGATGTTTTCGGATTAATGCAAAACAAACAGGAAATATCGGGCGGTGAAACGGAAGTTGACAGAGAAAGCAACTTACTCTATGGAAATAAGGCGTTAGGCGTCTTTTACAATTGGGTTCCGATGGGAACTATCGGGCAAATAAACGGAACGGTTAACATCAAATCTTCTTTATAACACTATGAGAGTAATTAAGAACGGAAAGGCTTTCGACGGTGCTGATGCTATTTGTACGGCACTTGGTCAAATCTGGGACGAAGTGACAGAGGTGAGTTATGGTTTTACCCGTGAACATCAGCACAATCATACAATTGGCTCATATAACCCTACATCGTGGAGTATGGGAAAACAAACGCCTAATGGCTCGCTGACGGTTATGATGAACCAAATTGTCTCTTTAGAAAAAGCAGCACCAACGGGAAATATAATAGACATAAAGCCTTTTGACTTCAATGTGTCTTTTGTGGATGATTACAACGAAATCGTCAACGATACAGTTGTTTGGAAGTTTGCTTCTTGGGGGCGTACCGTAAACACAGAAATGGGATTAGCTCAACAATTCGACATGTTTGTGTTGGAAGTTAAGCCAAATAACGTAAAATAACAGATTTATAACAATTTAAGCAGAAAAAAAAATAAAAAAATGACAAAGAAAACGACATCCCTGCCTGATGGCGTAACTGAAGAAATGGTTACGAAATGGAAAGAAGATTTCGGAAGCAACAACGTAAAAAAAGCAAACTTAGTAGACAAAGACGGCGTGTATTGCAAGTCTGTCGTTGTGAAAGTTCCGCAAAGGAAAGAATTGAGCGAGTCAGAAAAATGGAGTTTTTCCAATCCGGACAAATCGAAAGAAATATTGGTTAATGCCTGCGTCCTGTCTCACAAAGAGGAAGTAAAAGCAGACAATCAATTGTTCTTTTCTGCTTGGGCTGCAATTAATGAGTTAAGCCCTTTGGCAAAAGCTACTGTCGAAGACTTGTAGAAGACTATCCGCCCTTACTCGACAGTAGCGATAAAGATTATATAAGGAAATGGAACGCCCTGATCAGTTACTTTTTTCATATTCAAAGTCCCGAAAACCTGACGGATGAAGAATGGGCGGAAAAAGTAAAGCAATTAGACTGGCTATCTAAAAGGGGCATCTTGGGTTCTGAATTTAAAAACGGGTTGTTGTGAAGTACGTAGTTGATATATTTCAAAGGATGCAAAGCATTTACGGTTTTGTCGGTGCTAATGTTCAGGGATTGGCAAACCGTAGTGTCTTTGCGGCGGGTATCGCTTACAACAATACCCGTTATCAAAGGCAAAGCAACGAAAAGGATTTTAAAGATGTTTCATTTTACACGGTTGCAGAATACAATTTTGCAGATATGGAAATGAGATACGAAGACCTGTCTCTAAAGTTTAGTTTCGGCTCGTTGCTTAATGACACTGAGGGTATTATTGCCCCGCCTCCGATGGTTTCGTTTAAACGTTCCAAAAATTTGGGGATAACGGTTATTGATACAGCAATGTACGATACAGAGACTTCCGAAATTGTAGAAAATTTTGGTATAAACAGTTGGGATATTGATATACGGGGCATTATGGTAGACATGGACAATCACCACTACCCAAAATCTAAGATAGTTGATATTACCCGATTTTTCGAAATAAACGATGTGATTGAGATTGTTTCGCCTTTGTTTCAAGATTTAGGTATTACGTCGATCTATTTCAAAGAACAATCTATTGAACCCGTAGAAGCCTATCCCGACACGGTGAAATTTTCATTGCAGGCAAAAAGCATCAAACCCGCCGAGTTCACAATCATAGACCGGACAATAACCGTTTAAATGCTATTTAAATGTCATATCTTAACTTAAACAGTAGGCTTGTAATTACCAATACAGAAACAAAACAGAGTATTGTCTTTAATCATATTTCCGATGCGGAAATAAAACTATCTGTCAAAGTTTTGGGTGATACGGCAACGGTGACAATTCCCCGTCGGTATGGTAAATTGAAAGACAAAGAGGTTTTGCAATATATCAAGGCGGGGTTTTCCGTCCAATTGGAATTAGGCTACAACGGTGAATATCATACTGAGTTTAACGGGTTTGTCCGTGAGGTTGGCAGTGGTTACCCTCTTAAGATATATATTGATGATGCGTTTTATAAGTTACGGAAAAACAGTTTTAATAAGTCGTGGAAAAGCGTAACATTGAAGCAGTTGTTGTCTGAGATAGCATCGGGTTATAAAATTGAATGTCCAGATGTTGACTTAGGCACTTTTCAGATCGACAATGCAAGCACATTTGTAACGTTGCAGGCGTTGAAAGATCAATACGGCTTTTCTGCTTTTTTGAAAGATGGTACACTTTATTGCCAATTCGCTTACGACGTTCGGGGTGTTGGTAGAATACATACCTACGATTTTACTAAGAATGTTAAAAAACACAGCCTGACATACCAACGCAAAGAAGACAATAAAGTCAGAATTCGTGCGATTTCCAACCAATCTACGGGTAAAAAAGTTACTGTTGAAGTCGGAAATAAAGAGAAAGAAGCAAGTGTTCGGACTCTCAATTTCAGAAACAAGACAGAAGCAGAATTGCGAAAATTGGCTTTAAAAACACTCGATAGCCTTGTTTTTGACGGCTTTACGGGAAACATAACGGGTTTTGGTTATCCACGTGTGATGGCGGGTGACACACTAGAACTTATTTCGCCCAAAGAGCCGGAACAAAACGGAAGTTATCTTGCCGAATCTGTGACAATACGCTACGGGAACGCCTATTATGAGAGAGTTTGTGATTTAAGTTATAAAGTGAAATGACACCAGAAGACGCATTTTTACAACTATTCAAAAAACTGATGCCAAAAGCGGCGATGGTTTCGGTTGGCAAAGCAACCAACATAGACAAAGAAAAAAGGGTGTGCGACGTTGAACGTGACGGACAACCAATATTATTTAATTGCCGTTTAAATGCGGTTGTTGATTCTATGAATAGTTATTCTGTTGTTTTCCCGAAACCTGACTCCTATGTGTTGTGCCTGACAATTGGAGATACTGATAATCTTGTAATTGCATACTCCGAAATTCAGGAAATCAATGTAAAGATAGAAAACACAACAATGGTGATGAATGGCGAAGATACTGTTTTTAACGGTGGCAAATTGGGCGGAATGGTGAAAATAAGCGAGTTAACAAATAAAATTAATGACTTTGTAAAAATATTCAACTCGCATACACATCCCGTTTCCACAACCGGAACTGCTTCGGCTCAAACGGGAGCGGCATCCGCAACTATTTCGCAGGCTTCGTTTTTCAGCAAGTCGGATTACGAAAATACTAAAATAAAACAATGAACAACGGTATTCTATTGGATGAAGAAACGGGCGATCTGTCAATAAATATTGTCCGTGATGCACAAGGTTATATTGTTTCAGGCTTGACCGTCGGAAACAATGACTATCAAAACATTCAATTAGTTGTCTTGTCCAATAAAGGTGATTTTAGAGAACAACCGATCTTAGGTGTTGGTGTTGAAAGATATTTAAAAAGTGTTGGTCGGGCTAACGATTTGCGTCGAGAGATAACTGTGCAATTGGAAGCGATAGGATATGGCAAAGCCAATGTAACCGTAAACAATAATGGTAAGTTAGAAATAGATATATAAAAATATAATGATAAATAAACTAAAATTTCAATTAATCATTTCGGTTGCACTGGTTCTTGTCGGTTGCGGTTTGCTGATAGCAGGGTTTCGTGTGCCACCAGTCGGAGAAATTCATAATTCGGTGTTAATTGCATTTGGTGAGATATTGACATTCGTGGGTGCTATTTTCGGCATAGATTATTCATATAAAGCAAAGGTGTTTAACAAAAAAAATGAAGACAATGAGGAAGATAAATAAAATAATACTGCATTGCAGTGCTACAAAAGAGGGTAAACACTTTACAGTTGCAGATATTGACCGATGGCACAAAGAGCGCAATTTTACCGAGATAGGTTATCACTATGTAATCTATTTGGATGGTACGGTACACGCAGGGCGTGATATTTCAAAGGTGGGGGCGCACACAATCGGTCAAAATTCAAACTCAATTGGAATTTGCTACATCGGCGGTTTAGATGCAAACGGAAAATCGAAAGACACTCGAACACCTGAGCAAAAAACAGCAATGATGGTTTTGATTAATGGATTGTTAGGCCAGTTCCCAAACGCAACCGTTCACGGGCATAACGAATTTGCGGCAAAAGATTGCCCTTGTTTTAACGTAAAAAAAGAATGGTAATGAAAGGAAGTCGGCAAATATTAATTTTCTGTGTCTGCATTTGGTTGTTTGGTGTGTTTGCCATACTGATGGGTTGTAAGTCACCACAGCAAACACAAATAGCGATAGAAACGAAAGAAAAGGTTGTTGAGCGTCTTGTTCCTTATGCTTTGCCGCCAGACAGTTCCTCAATTTATGCGCTGTTTGAGTGTGACAGCCTGAATAATGTATATTTGAAAGAGTTACACGATCAAAAAACAAGCGGTTGGCATGGTTCGTTTTCGTTCAATAATGGGGCATTTAAATACGATTTAAACAAGCCGCCTGATACGGTTTATGTTCCCGCAAAAGATAGCGTCGTATATAAAGAGGTTCCCGTAGAAGTGGTCAAAGAAGTGGAAGTAAATAAACAAACCGATTGGCAAATAATTAAAGGTTGGTTAGGCATATTGATGTTAGTTCAGATAGGAGTTTTGGCACTTAAATATTTCATCAAATGGAAACTAAAAATATAAACGGTCAATCCCTCATCGACCTAGCCATACAAACTGGCGGTTCGATAGAGGCGGTGTTT